CATTCGCTGCGGGCTGTCTCCAGCTCGTGCCGTTCCACCATTTGATTTTGCCCGTAAACGTACCGCCAGCCCAGATGCGACCGGCGGTGTCCACGGCAACGCATTTCACCTCGCCATCAAGTCCGGGCAGTGCTTTCCACTCGCCGTTTTTACGCCGCATGACGATGTTGTCCGACGTTATCTCCACCCCGTCGCCCTGTTTGTAGCCGTCATAATGGTTGGCGTAAAGGTGCGGATCAGGCATCACAAAATCGATCTGCTGTGAGGCATAAGTAGGCAAATCAGGAACATCACGCAAGCCCCAGATACAGGCGCACTCAAGCGTCAGCTCCTCGGTCATCGGCAGCCCTGTTTCGCTGTCAATCCCTTGATAAAGCAAGTTAAGCAACTGCTCGCCCTTCGTGTCCGGGCGCACCAAAAGCGATAACGCCTTCCGCTTTAAAAACAACTCCTTGTAATCCTGTGATACTGCCGTACCTTGCAATGAGAAATATCGCGGCACGGGGTAGTGATCTTGATAAAGCGCGCCGCCTGTCATTACGGGTGTCATGCGCTGTTCCCAGTCTCCCATACCCAGACCTGGCGCCTGCTCCACGATCATCAGTTCATCGATATCAACCATCTTCCCAGCGCGCCGGCATAGCCCATTGTGGACAGACCGGCTGTTCATTGGCTCACCTTCCCATCGAAAACACTGATTGTCAGAAGCCGTAAATCCGTACCCGCAGAACCACGTCATGTTCTCGCCTTTTTGCACGGAAATACGGTCAACGTAGAAGTCTTGCCCGTCAGACGCCAAAACCCTGAACGTCAGTCCAGCAGCGCCGACAACAAACGGCACTCTGCACCATCGCCACTCGCCGTTGAAATCAAAAACTTGTGATGTCCCAGTTGACGTTCCAGAACTGGTGCAGATTTCTACTTCAACTTGCGTGTTGTTCGGCGCCCATACGTTCAACAACAGCTCGTACTGCTCGCCAGTCTTCAGTTTGTTCATCGGCTTGTTCCACCATACGGTAGCGCCGTGCGCTAACAACACCGGCCCGCCGTTGCGCATTCTCTGCGTGCTGATCTCCACGGTGCCGCCGCCAACTACAGTGATGCCGTCAAGCGTCCACGGTAGCGGATTCTCACACTCGTTGATTGACGCCATCGGTTCAACGATCCAAAACTTCGGTTTTAGTCCCATGATCTCTTATTTTTATCTCCATCTTGCCGTATTTTCAAACGCTGACGCCCGGCTCATAACCGCCGTCGGGCGCAACTTGTTATCGTATCGGTCAAGCGCCCGGTTAAACGCGCTCTCGACCGCCATTTCCAATTGCTCGTAGTCCATGTTCGCACTGCCCGCGGAGACCGCCCGCGCCGCATCAGCCTTGCTCAAAATGTATCCATCCATTGAGGGTACGAATATCTCGCCCCTGTAGCCGTATTCCTGCCACAAGTAATTACCTCGTGGCGATGTCGAACGCCCGGCAGCAGCGGCTTGCACAGTGCCGCCGGCGGCTTTTATTTCCGTCTTGTTCGGCAGGTAAACCACGCTGCCATAGAGTGTCGGGGGGTTGTAGCCGTCAACGGCTTTAGTGTCGAGTTCGATCGAGACTTTGAGTTTCTTGTTGGTTGGCGTCTCATAATTCTCGACGTTGAGCGCGTTGAGTTGTGCATCTACCCACATATTCTTGGTTGGCGGCCCGTAATTCTCGACGTTGAGCGCGTTGAGTTGTGCATCTACCCACATATTCTTAGATGGTGGCTCGTAGTCGTCGGTCTCGCCGCTGTCAAGCACGGTCTTGACTTTCAGGTCGCTCTTGTAGTTCTCGATGTCTTTGCGCAAGTCGTCGAGTTCTTTTTTGTCGACTTCGGTCTGGACGTTCACCACATGTTCGGCACCAGTGAAGTCAGCAATGTCGTCCTCATAAAGCCCTAACTCCTCGCGTAAGGCCTGGAGCGCTTCTTTACTTGCCAGTCCATGCTTTTCCAGGAAGCCAAATATCTGATTGAATTTCTCGCCCATCGATTCAGTTCCAGCCATGACCTGCTGAATGTAGGCGTTTACGATCGCGTCTTTGACGACGTCCTTCATGCGCTGATGGCTGTTGTCGATAGCCTCGTTTAGCTTCTCGATTTCTTTGCGAGCTTGTTCGGCGCTTATCTTTTGACCGTCGTAGATACCGCCATTGTTCTTGACGATTTCCTCGAGTTCGACAATGCGTGCTTTCTTCTCTTTGATACCCTCGAGTTCAACGGTGTAAGTGCGTAACAGCCCGACGAATGTCGTCATGCCCTGTTGCGAGCTGAGCCACAATGTCATAGCAGCTGATACTTTGTCTGTCTCGCCGGCAATACCTTGCAGCGCGCCTTGCATGTCGTAGTGCGCTTTGACGCCGTCGTCAATGGCTTGTTTGCGGGCGGCTGCCATCTTTTCATATTGCCTGACAACAGCCTCTTGCTGGTCCTCATAGACATCGTAAGTTGCGCCGGTGGTTTTGATGCTCTCAGCGTATTCGAGACTTTTGTCGATCATCTCGTCGACTGTGGCGCGGTAATACTCGTTGTTGAGGTAGCGCTCCCAGTCGATTTTTTCTGATAGGTAGCGCCTAGAGCCCTCTGATAAGCGCTCAAATTGGTTCTGCACGCCAATCATTGCGGCTTCAGCACCCGGAAGGTCAAGCAGTTCGTCCCAGCTCTTCTTGATTGCAAGATTATCAGCAACTGCAAAACCGATGCTGCCTGTTCCAGAGGCGTACATACCATACAGCTCGCTAAAGGACTTGTCAGCTGTTTCTAAATTCTTCTCAACCGCGCTTTCGATTTTCTCGTTCAGTTCGGGTATCAGACTGCCGATTGAGTCAATAACATTTTGTCTTCGCACAGCATGCGAAGCGCTGTCATAGACATTCGTCCAAAACTCCGCCCAGCCAGTCGCACCCTCAGCCAAGTTTTCTTTCATGGCATTGAAGAAATTAGACTGAGAAGCCTCCATTCTCTGGAAAGCGCCGAGCGTGGTGTCGCCAACGTGCCCTTGCAGCGTTATCATGGCTTCACCAGCCTCAATGATGGCTTGCGTCATGGCTTGCTGTCCTTCGATGCCAGCTTCTTTGAGCGCCTCGTAGCGCCCTTTCACGCTCTCGACGGATAAGCCTAGTGTGTCAAGCCGCTTGGTGGTCTCGTTGGTGATGGTGAGCGTAAGCTGATCCATGTTCCAACCCAAAGCACCGGCAACTGCTGTTAGCCTCACGGCTTGGTCATGCGACTTTGCCAGTCCTAGCGCTAACATATCGGATGCGCCAGCCATCAACTCCATGTCGGACTTTGTGCCTTTGACGGCTGACCGTAAGTCCATCATCAAGGCGCTCGATGTCGTGCCGATTGAACGGCTTAGGTTGTCAAACCGTTGTTCGAGGTAAACGAGGTCAGCGCCTTCGCGTGCCGCTTGATAGACTTTATCCACGGCTTTTTTGGTAATTTTGAACGCAGCGTAAGCTTTCAGCGCCGCGCCTTTAGCCGCGCTAAAGCCGTCTTTAAGCTTTTGCAGGCCGCTTTTGCTCGCCTTTTCGCCAGCGTCGCCAAGACCGCCAATTTCGTTCTTGATGCTTTTCAGCTCTTTAGACGCGTGGTCAATTGCTGAAATGATGATGGCTAAGTTTGCATTACTCATTCTCGTTCACCTCCTTTCTTAGGGCATTGACGGACTTCACGGTGTCCCACAATTCCGGGTTGCTCTTCTTCCATGCTGCCATTTTGGTTTTGTCGGCTTTCTTGTATTCCGCGAATGCGTCGTAGATGTTCATCATGCGCGCCATTTTGCGCAAAAGCCCTAATGGTTGGTCAAGCACACCGCCCGCTCTTGGTAAGCTGTGGTATCTCTGGCAGTCAAACGCCATGAGCAGCTCAGCAGGCGGAGTGCTTTCTTTTTTTTCTTCAACCCAGTCGGCAACCGCTATCAGGCTAAAGGGTCGATGGTGATTGCCTCCGCAATGACCTCGGAAATACAGTTGCTCAGCCACAAAGTCTTTGCAGGTTTCAGGTCGTCCACGTCTTCAGGTTTCAGTTCGGGTTCGCATTTGGCTAGCCCAAGCGTCAGGAACGCCTTAAGGGTGTCAACGCGAAACTTGGTGTAGCCTCGTGGTGTGCCCTCCATCATTTCGCCGTAGTCTTCGTATTGCTTGGTGGTGAGGTCGCTAACTTCAATCTTTCCGTAGGTTTTGTGTTCAAACTTGTTCATGTAATCCCTTTCTAAACTAAGGTTTTGACGCCGCATTTGGTCAGGATGTTGAGCCAGTTGCCAAATTTGCTGTTGTAGACACCGGAGAAAACGAGGTCGTACGAGGTGATACCATCGCGATCAGTGAATAAGGTCGGCGCGCTCTTGGTGAAGCCGGTGAACCGAATGGTGAACTCCTTTAGGGCAGCGGCGCTGCCCTCAATGTGCTTGATTTGGATCTGCTTCTTGAGCATTTCGTTACCATCACCACCGAACATTTCATCCAGGTAAGCCTTCGAGGTCTCGTTGGCTTCGAGGCTGATGGTCAGTTCGCCACTCCACTTTTTGTCGGCAATTGCAGCAGCGCCACACGCGCCCAAATAACCTCGGGTCTCGCGGTTTGAGTTGATCGTCAAGCCGTAAGAAAATGCGGTCAACTCAATCGGTGTCGCGCCCATTGTGCCGTCCCATGCGTCAATCGAGACCACGGACTTACAGCCCGTCATTTCGGTTTGGTTATCACGGATTGGCAGGGTCGGCACTGTGTCGGTGCGCAGGTATTTGATCGCACCACCAATCAGGCTCGCGCTAAAGTTCACGCCACCGTTGCTGTCAGCGGTGATTTGCAAGGTCGCCACAGTCGCGTCTGGCATTTGCACCCAAAGCCCATGCTGACCAAAAAGTGTTGTCATAAACGCCGGTTGCGGTGCTGTTGATGTTGGCGCTTCGTAGGTACGCGAAAACGGCGCGCTTGCTCCAGCTGAAGTCGCCTTGCTGAACAGGCTATCCAGCCAATAGTTAGCATCCTCGAAGGTCTCGTTTGCCACCTCAATGGATGCGGATGATGCAACTTTGGTGATGTTCGCGCTCGATGATGGTGCGATCGTGCCTTGCCGTTTCTGGCTGTCGCTAACTTCCCATTCGGGTGTCTTAGTGATTTCACTCACGTTGCCTAAAAGCGCGGTGGGTGTTGGGTTTGGTGTGCCGTAAGCGGTTTGTTCGCCACGCAAAAGCACGTTTGCGTCGTATAAATAAGGGGCTGTCATTATTCGCCACCTCCTTTTTGTTTGTCTTGGGGTTTGGTCTCAACGCGCTCGTAAAGCCCAGAAACCAAACCAGCCTCTTGAATTTGCTTGGGCAGTTTTGCCCATTCTTCCTCTTTCATGTCCCTGGCGGGTGCACCATACAGGTAGCCTCCGCCCGTGTATTTGTAAATTGTCATTAGATCAGTTCCTCCACTGTAATTTCAGCCAGTGCGCCCGCGAAATAGCGCCCGCTCATGACAGGCCACTCAAACACACCAGTCCTAACGTTGAAGCTTTTCACCACGCATCCGGCAAGGCATGGATGTTGCTTAATTTCCTCGATGTAATTGCCGCAATAATCGACAAGGTCGCGCGCGAAGCCTTTCATCCCGCTGCCCTGTTCGCTTGCTTGCCAAAGCATCAGGTCGTTAATCACCCAATGCACATTGATGCGCTTGCCCATGTTGATGAACATGCCGTCACGCCCCTCCATTGGTTGCGGACTGAGCGGAAGCAAGAAGCGCGCGGGTAAATTAGCGGTGTCGACACTCTCAGGTAACGCTTCGAGGTTGTAGACTTTCAGCGTCTTGGCGCTCTTGACTTCCATGTTCGCAAGCGCGTCATAAACGTCTAAAATCTTGCTCATACCGCCGCCCTTCGCTTATACCGGTCAAGCAATTTCTGCACATCCGCAGGCAATCCGCTTGGCATGATCGTTACACCATCGCCAGTCACCATCGGTCGGTCAATATCAGCGCTGGTATCCTTTTGCCGGTATAGAAAAGCTGCAAGCCTTATGCAAGCGTGCGTGATATCAGCGGGAGCGGTTGCGCTAAATCCCCACGTGCCAGCAACGCTAATTTCGCTATCGCCATTAGTAAAGTTCCACGCCTTGTCTTCATTCAGCCTGATAATCCATTTCGGGTTGTCATTGCGCGGGAATAGCTTGTAGCTTCCAGCCGCAATCTCAACCCCGTCACCATTTGTCAGCTTGGTCACAGAGAGCAGGTCATAGCCCCATAAATATAAATCCCGCCCGTCAATGTCGTCTATGGTGAAATACTTGGTTGCCGTTTCAGCTTCAAAATGCCTTCCGGTGTAAGCGTCAATTATACCTTCAGCTCGTGTGAGCAAGTCAGTAAGCAGAGGGTCGTCTTCGGTCGTGGCAACGCTTATACCTAAATAGTCTTTTAGATTAGTCAGGCTTGCGTAGCTCATTCGGCTTCCTCACCATTCTTGACTGTTTTAGTAGCCTTTACTTTTGGCTTATTGATTATCTTAACCGCAGGCTCATCATCAATAAGCGCTACATAACCAGCCCGCACAAAAGCGTCGACCGCTTCATCTGGCAATTCGCCCAATCCCGGTGCGAACTCGACCACTTTCTTATCGATTTCAAACCTGAATGGCACTAAGATTTTGACGGTCTTCATATTACTTCCTTTCGGGGTCGGAGAGAGGGAATTACCCCTCCCTCTCTTATCCCCCACTAATTAGAGGATGATCGCCTCTTTTGCGGCGGTCTTCGGGAACGTGCCCGAACCTTCGTACAATACAGCAATTGCACCGACGGTCACATTGGCAGTACCGCAAGCGGCAACTGCTTTCTGGAACGGTTTGGCAGGATTGACGGGAATGTCAATCGCGTAAACTTTGCTTGCACCGGTTGCAGCTTTGACCTGCGTCAAAGCCGCGCCAGTGATGTCGGCGGCATTCGCCATGCCAGTAGCCGAATCTTCCTGCACCTTATAATCAAAAGTGCCGGTGGCGGTCATTGCGCCAACATTGATAATGTGACAAACACGATCAAAACCAGCACAGTTAATCTCGGTTCCGGTCAGCGCTGTGTCCGAAGTCACAGGCGCAACCGATTGGACAATTTTTGTTCTTCCTAATAGGTTCATTTTATTGTCCTTTCAGGATTATGCGTGTTGTGTCAGATACTTGAACGCGAGGGTCTGAAGCACAGCACCGCCGAAGCGCTGCTTCACAAATAGACCAACTTGCCCATTAGCCTGGTACAAGTAGGGATTGCGGCTCAAAGTTACACCCTGCCGTTCGGCGAATGCGTACATTGAGAAGTCACCAAAGACAACCGATTTGCCACTGGCAGAAATACCATCCATGTCGGGAGCGATGTAAGCGGGGTAACCCATAAAATCGCCACCAGCCGGAGTGTTGATGAATTGGAAGCTATTACCAGTCAACCCTTGCAGGTAGAACTTAGTCGCGCCCTTCATCAGGAAACCGGAGCTTGAATTGTGATAGGGTGATTCAACCGTACCCATCGCGCTGATTAATTCGGCGGCAGTAATAGCAGTAGCAGAAGCGGTGGTGATACCAGAAGCGGTAGCGCCAGCCACGATGCCCTGAGGCATACCAGTGCCAGTACCGATTGAGCAGTAGTAGTTTTCGGCAGCGGCAGAAGCGCGCGCCACAACGGAAGCGATGTAGGCTTCCAAACCAACGGCGTCGCCATCCAACATTTCTTCCGAGACTTTGACCATCTTGGTGAACTTGTGGATAGTCAGCGCAACCTGCCCGAACACCGGCTCGTTTTCGTCGTAGGCGGCTTCTTCAGCGGTCACAACTAACTTGGTGCCAGCGGTGGCTTCGGTTGGGATGAGGATACGGTCATGGTTAGTCACCAAGCGGGTGACGGGAGCTTTGCGAACAAACGACAATTCTTGCCGTTGCTCAACAATGCGATTATAAAAATCATCAGGCACGGCATATCCGCCTTCATTATCGGTCTGCCCCTGCCAAGCGCCCTTGAGTTCCAGATCGTTGCCCTTGAAACCGCGAGGATTGTCGCCTTGCGCCCAAGCCAGCATTGCTTTGATAAACGAGGGCGATTCCTTTGCCGCTTTGACGGTTGGAACGCCCTTGACCTCGCCGGGAGCTGCCTTCAGCTCTTCCAGCAAGGATTTCTTCATGGATTCAAGTTCTGCCTTGATGTCCACTTTTGGCTCTTCAGCCTTTACTTCTTCGACGATTTTCTCTTCGTCCATAGTATTTTCCTCCATAGGAATTATTGAAATTGATTTATTATCAGCTTCAACCGATTCCTCGACCGCATCCGCCGCTGATTCCTCAGCCTCCGGGATTGCCTCCGCGATTTTCTCAGTCTTCGCTTCGATTACAGCGAAATCGTTCGCTGGTAGTCGCCACTCATTTATATCAAACAGCGCAAGCTCACCGACCGGCCACACGCTGATTAACCCACCGGCATCTTTTCGAACCAGATGGTTTATCGCACCGCTTGACGCCCGCAATTCTGTTATTTCTGCCTTCATCAGCCGCTGAGCCAAAGGCTCTTCGTTATCCAAAACAGGCTCAAACCAATGCCCGCGTTCATCAGCTCCAACATATGTGGCTTTGCCGATAAGCGCTGGTATTTTCTGCTTCTTACCAATTGTATCAGGATCGAAGCCGTGATAATAAGTTAAGTTTACTTTATCACCTACTTTCAGCCAAATGTCCGTTTCAGGTGTAA